CCGCGTCTACTTTCACCAATTTTTATTATGTATTCTCCATTTTCATATGATTTTACTTTTACTATATAAACCAATGCGCCTGCATTTCCATATTCGCGTAATAATAAATTTTGTTTTTCTAATGCTTTTTCTTTGTTTAATTTTTCGTCATATTCTTGTTTGATTTTTGTTTCAGTTTGATTTATATCGTTTTTGAGTTGTTCTACCTGTTGTTTTAAAATATATGTACCGGATAATCTTATCTCTTTAATTACGTCGCAAACCCAATTTTGGAATTGTTCTGCTATTTGTTTTCTTGATTTGAATAGTATTTTGTATAAACCTTTTTCTGTCAAAAATGTTACTTGTTGAGTACCGCCGTGTGTTATTATATTTTGAACAACCTTTTCGGTTTCATCAAAATTTGTTATTGATGTTCTTATATTGTTTATCTCTAAAACTTCACCAATATCACTAGCACGAAATAATGGCGTATCGAATGTACCTTTTATTGTAATTTCTGTATGTAAATTGTTTGTAGTGAATGCTTTTACAACTTCCATTTTGAATGAAGGGTGTTATATGTATATAAACACCCTTTTCTTTATATTCATTTTGTTTATAATTATAAAAATATTTATTATAACCAGCAAATCGATTTGCTTTTGCTTTTTGAAAACAAAAGGGTGTACATACTATGTACACCCTTTTGAATTATATTTACATTATTGTCATTTTTGATAAAAGGGTGTACATACTATGTACACCCTTTTGAATTACATTTGTACGTTGTTTATGTTACAATATAAGCAATTTACGATAAATATAAGACTATAAAGCCTTATATTTATTTTATTTTAGTTTCTAATTATATTTATTCTAATTAAATTAGTTACTGTATGCGACGCCGGCCATTCCCGACATGACTCTCAATACGTTGTATGAAAGAGCATATACTCTGACTTTGGCTGTGGCGGTACCACCGACAGCAGCAGATGAAAGGACAAGTTGAAGAACAGCGTTATCAATTCTGGAAAAGTTGCAAGATCCGCTTGGTTGATGCTCTTCTGGGCGAAGGGCGAATGAGTATACGTTGATACCAGTGTCAGGTGCGCGGGTGTGGTGTTGGAATGGTTGGACAACGTCGAAGTATGATCCTTCGCGTTCAGAGAATCTGTCTTGACCGTTAAGTTGAAGCTTAGCAGTGACGACTGGGTTTTCACCCCAACAATGCATGTCAAGGGCGGTTTCAGCAAGAACGAAGGTTCCAGCATCAGATAAGGCAGAACCAGTAACAGTTGGTGATGCGGTATTGACTTGGTCAACGAATGCTTGGAAGTTGTTTCCTTGGGTAGAGTTGAGTGGTCCACCGGTGGCCCAGTCAGATGTAGCGGCAGCATTACCGAAGACGGCATTGGCAGCACCTGGCATTTGGAATAATCCGTTGGTGGCAATGAATGAGTTAGATCCTTGGGTTTCAGCTGGACCACCGAAAGCATGGATGGCGTTTGGAAGAGCATCAATGGCATCAGTGTAGTTGAATGGTTGAGCACCTAGGGTCTTGTATAGAGTTGAACCGGCTTCAAGGGATGAGCAGTAATCAACGTTAGCATCAGGTTGGACAACCCAGACTAATTCCTTGCAAGGATGGTTGAAGTTAAGCTTGATTTTGTTGGATGATGAACCGACTGATTCGTCACCAGTGAATTGAAGTTGTTCAATAAGGTATTCGTGTGGGTTTTGTGCCATCTTTCTGCGTTCATCAGTATCAAGGAAGATATAGTCAACATAAAGGGAAGCAGCAACAAGGGATTGTTGGTAAGCAGCAGTGACTGATTGGGTGGTTCCATCAGTTGAGGTTAATGACTTAACAGCCCATAGACATTCTCCAATTGGTCTGAAATCAATGTTGATTTTGACTTCGTGGTATTGAAGAGCAATAAGTGGAAGAGCAAGTCCAGGGTTTCTGCAAAACCAGAAAAGAAGAGGAATGTAAAGGGTGGTTTCTGGAAGAGCGTTTCTTGGGGCGCAAACTTGGTTTGGTCCTCCGTTTGATGAACAAGCACCTGAGACAGCGGCGAAATCAGGGTCGCAGATGTATACAAGTTGAGTGGTGTGACCAATCATCTTGAAGTATCCACGTTGTTGTTCGGATGAAAGAGTGACTTGGTTCCAGATGTGCATCCAATCACCGTATTGACGGTCAATTCTTTGACCACCAATTTCAACTTCAACTTGGGAGACAAGTTGTTCTCCGATGAAATCTAACCAACGTGCATAGACACCCTCAGAACCAACAGTCTTTTGGGATTGGTTGATTTCTGGAAGGGTAACTTGAAGGTAGGTTCTGTAAGCTAAATCACCATTTCTTGAAATGGTGCAAGTAACTCTGCGACCAAAATCAGCTTGTCCAGAGAAAGTTTGTTCGATACTTTCCATGGCAAAGTTGGTATGTCTGCGGTATGATACTTTCCAGAAGGTAATTTCTGGGGTTCCGGTAAGAAAGACGTCTTGTGCGCCGTAGGCGACTAGTTGCATTAGTGCTCCACCCATTTTTTAGGATATATACTATTCCAAGAAAATAATTTCAGAAATTATTGCTAAATAAATAGAATTGTGTATATTAATTCACAGTTCTAGTTCAAGTTTTTTCATATTTACACAAATGTTACGATATATGCTATGCATATTGCCAATATACATAAAAAATTATATATTAGGTTTTAAAATTCGATATAATGAAATTTTCTAAATAATCTTCCTGGAATATTTCTCTACGATTTTCATGTTTTTTCGTAAAAATATATTTTTCGTTCATTTTCTTAATCGACCAACCATCTTTCAATGCATTGTTTATAAATATGATTTTTTGATATTGTTTTTTATTTATTTTTATATTATCTGGGGTTTCCAATAAAATGGATGTATCTGACATCAAATTAATAATACTATACTATCTGTATATATAGCGAAATTCATAGTTTTACGATTTATATATAAATATCTAATTTTCCTCATTCAAAAGGTACAAAGATTCAAAACATTTTTATTCACCACATACGTTATTTTTTTATTATATTCAACATAACAATTTATACAAATTCCATCTGAAAATAAACAATGAAAATTCTGTATAGTATTGTTAGATACTACATCAACATGGAATTTTACCAAGCCATCGTATTTACCATTTTTTTTATTTCCTGAAATTAAAACATCATCATTGTCGTTTATAAACATACCAAACCCATTTTCTGTATCATTTTCCCAAAGGCCCTCATATGAATATCCACTTGGAAAATACAAAGTACCACAACCATGTTTGTATCCATATCTTAGTTGTCCTTGATAATTAATCATTTCATATTTCATTGTTCCACTGTAATATAGTGTTTGATTGCATTTTTTATTGAATTCTTCCTTGACAATTTCATATTCAAATAAATGATTTTTGAATATTGCTATTTCTTCTGCATAGTTTTTTATTTGTGAAATTTTATTCTTATTTTCATATCCATAAAAATTATAATAAAACATGACTGCCATTATTACATAGAATAAGAATTCAATGATGCTTTGCATTTTATATGATGCTGGGTTTTGATTATTAATACAAATCAATTTGTATACGACTACAATCAATTTTTTGCACATTTTCACATTTATCCATATACAAAATTGAATGAAATAATATAAGAGTAATAGTATAATATAGTACAATGACTCAAACCAATCATGCAAATACATTTTTAGAAACATTTACAAAATGCGATATATTTACTCCACATGTAGTATCCAAACAAATGGCCGACAAATTACATAAACATGGTACATTATTGGAGCCATCGGTCGGTACTGGTAATTTGTTGAAACACATTACTATGGATCATTATGAAAAAGTGGACATATTTGATATTAAAAATGAATATTTGGACCAGTGTCCGACACATCCGAAAATAAACAAATATTTGTCCGATTTTCTGAAACATGAAACCGCTGAAAAATATGACAATATTATTTTAAATCCGCCCTATATAAAAATTCAGGATTTACCCAGTAACTACGTTTCATTTATCAAAGAAAAATGGCCGATTTTGAGCGATGGAAATATAGATATATATTATGCGTTTTTGTTCAAATGTTTGGAATTATTGACCCCCAATGGTGTCATGGTCGCAATTACGCCGAATAGTTATTTGCATAATAAGTCGGCGCTTAAATTCCGAAAATACTTATTGGAAAACAAATGGATTCAAGAAATCATCGATTTTCAAGATAAACATGTATTTGAGGATGCTGCTGTATATTGTTGTATTACTGTTTTTACAAAAAATGATAAACCATCTTTGATATACAACGGGGCGGCCATTGATTACAATACCATTCACAATCCATCGAATAAATTATCTTTGATACATTATGCGGATTCATCGGAGAAAACGACTCTTAAACAAATATGCAAAATATACAATGGTATTGCTACATTGCGAGATGCAGTCTATATACATGATACCAAATTATACGATGAACCTTGCTGGAAATTATTGAAAACGTCGACTTCTCATAAATATTGTATATATCCATATTCAGACGATGGCGTGATTATCGATGAAAATGTGTTTAAAACTGCGAATCCAAATACCTACAATTATTTGGTAGACAA